AGTCTAATCGTAGTGAAGGACAAACCTATGCACACTACCATTATGATATGATGGCGGACTTTGCTCTGCATATATTGGAAACCTTTAACACCAAAGAGAGATGAGTCGTTGCACTCCTCACCGCAAATAAATTTGCTTATGAAAACACCAATGCAAGAGCATATTAAATGGCTAAAAGAAAGACATAAGCACTTTAGTAGTCAGTGGGAGATGGATATTGTAGCAGGTTTGGAATACGCTATTGACCACGCAGAACAAATGCTTGAGAAAGAGAAGATGCAGATTATGGATGCATATATGGAAGGCGGAGATTGGGAATCATTACCTCAACCACGATTTGATAATTACTACAACCAAACCTTTAACACCAACGAGAAATGAAAACAGCAATACAACAAGCGATTGATGAAATGACAAGACGGTTTATTTCAAATGAAATGGAGTTCAAAGATGCAAATCAATTTTATTCCTTTAGAGAATATATGAGAAGCCTTGAAACCTTTAACACCAAAGGAGATGAGAGAGATACTACTGGAGATGTACGATAAACTTTGGAACGCTGACAAGGACAAGTGGGCTTGGAATGTGATTCTAAAAGACACGCTTGAGAAGATAGATGTGATTAACCAAGAGCCGAACGAGGCTTTGCTGAAAGCAGCAGAGAAGTATAAAGAAGAGATACATCCCGATAGTGCTTATGGGCAATGGATGAAAAGGAATGAGAGATGAAAGAACTATTAAGAAAAGCATACGAGGACGGGCAGTTGTTCGGTAACTACGTTGATTTTGAAGATTATTACCAAGAAGAATATGAAGACAAACTACAAGCCAAACAGGACTGAGGAATCACGCAAGGTGATCCATAGCATAGGTTTATATGCTGTAAAGAACTCAAAGAAAACTAAAGTTAAACGCGACACATACATTGGCATAGTACAGCGATGTGTTCAAGATCTATCTACTTATGGTATCGAGGCTGATTAGGAAGCGTAAGCATGTACGCGAGGTTGAAAAATATCTGGACATGTTAATGATCGACAACGTAAATATGACATTACAAGCCAGCAGGTTTGGATGGACCGACGATCTACAAAATCAAATTATCAACTCAGCCTTGCTGATTAGGAAATATCAGCGTAGATTGAGGCTAATAAAAATGTAATGAAGTTTATACCTCATGAAGATAATTGGGAGCGTGAATATTTCGACAACCTAAGATCTCAACGCAATAAAAGGAGGGCAAAGAAACTCAAACAGATAAACAAATGGAACAAGAGCAACAGCCCCAAGAAGGCCAAATGATCTATGACATAGGTGTTCGCCTGGCATGGAAGAGAAAAAGAGGTAGCGGGTACACAAACATGTATCTTGGTACTAAGGACAGACCGTTTCAATTCGTGACAAGAGCGAAGTCTATAGACCATATCAATAGAAGCCCGGAGATGATAGCAAAGATGATGTCCTTCGTTGGAGCGACAGGTAAAGCAATCTTCGATTTCTATGTAAAGGAAGAGTTCTATAGAAAAGAGATCAGCCAATCCTTTGCACACAAGGAGGAAGAGTATAACCGTGAATTTGGAGAATAACACACTATGAGAAACTTTATTTTTAGAGCCGAGGAACTAAAGAACTCACTTACTGAACTTCGTGAACACGGAGTAAGCAAAGGGTCATGGACCGGCTTTGCGTCCCTCTTCGATAAGTATTCGATGAAGAAAGGGAGTACAACTTACATTTATGCTGGCGCGCACCAGGGTAAGTCACAGTTTGGCTTTGAGATTATGATGAACCTATCTGAGTACAGCGGATGGAAGTGGGCAGTGTATAGCCCGGAGACTGGATCGCCAACAGAGGTGTTCGCAGAACTACTTTGGGTGTACTTACGCAAGCCTTACCTGGTTAACGATAGACTGACAGCGTCAGACGAAGAAGCAAAGCGTGCTGTAGACTTCATCAATGATCACTTCTATATCATCGACTCCGGTCTTCAAGACCTTAGTGTAGAGGCGTTCTATAACTGTGTCAAAGAAATCGAAGAGGAGGTCAAGATAGATGGATGCTTTATAGATCCGTTCACAGAGATCAAGACTGATGTATCGACCGGTGTTCGTGATGATATTGCTATCGGCCAGGTTTTGACAAAAGTGCGTAAGCACAGCGCAGACAATAACTACCACACTATTGTTACTGTACATACTAAGCATCAACAGGCAAAGTATAAAGGCGGCATACCTTATGTAGACAAGCCCACGATGAACGACATCGCCGGAGGCATGCAGTGGAGCAGAAAAGGTATGATGATCCTCAATGTATGGAGATGTCCTTTTGGACTTGAAGACTCTAATGGAATTCCTTACGAGGCTAACCAGGTTGAGATAACAGTAGTCAAGGCAAAGCCGAAGATTGTAGGTAAGTTGGGTTCAGTAACCCTTTACTACGATAAACTAAGCAACAGGTATTACGAGAAGGATGCTAAAGGAGCAAAGTTATTCGCTTACCCGGACCCCAATAAACCAAATCAAATACCAACTCCAACGCAAGAAGAATTAGAATTTTAATATGGAAGTAGAAAGAAGTTGGGCAGAAGCCTACAGAAAAAGTTGGTGTGAAATGATACGCGCCTTCATAAAGTTTAACCTTACAGATGAAGTAGAAGTAATTGCTCATGATATTATATCTATAAAAGGTAAAGAATATAAAGTAGATGTTACTAACTACACTGGATCAGCAGAAAGATACATTTTTTTAAACCCTGCCAATGGTAGAATGGTTATAGAGAACTCTGGGCGTCAGAAAGTTTACAAGTTTGAAGTCGGAATTGTTGATTAATTTGTTATATTTATAATATGAATAGTGAACAATTAATAAAAGAAATATCGCAGGAGGTCACGGCCCTGCTCCTGGAGAAGAATACTGCCTACGGGGACTCGGCTCTCAACCCCGTAGGTATCTTCTCTAAGGGAGATGCGATTCAGAGTTTATGTGCAAGAATTGACGATAAGTTGATGCGTATAAAAAACAAAGGGATCAATGATTTAACTGAGGATACGGTTACTGATTTAATCGGATACTTAATCCTCTTAAAAGCGGCGATGAGGAAATGAAGTTTGTAGACATACCTCCTTTCATTAAAGATTACGCGCATGACATTACAAGACGTCGTGTCGCTATTAACCGTGAAAGATACGCAGGTACGAACAAGCAAAGAAAAGGTGTTAAACAATCTCTATTACTTGGAGAGGTAGATCGTGAATACTACACGGAATACATTGGCATCATAGGAGAATTGTTGACCAGGTACTACTATGAAATCAGCCCTACTCATACGTCGTATACTGCGTCAACACTTATTAAGGAAGGTCGGTTAGTCAAGGACGATACCGACCTTTCTGTTGTTAAGAATGGCGAGCGACAAAAGATAGGGATAAAGGCTGGAGAAGGATCTTATAAATTTAATTCGAAGGCACTTGAAAAAGAAGATTCGGATATTATAGTGTTTCTTTTGTTTACGTCTCCCACGGAATATGTGGTAGATAAATTTACCATTGATGACATACGTCAATGGGACTTAAAGCAAGGGCCATACGGCGCACCATACTATGAAAGAAGAATATAAAGAGGTAACTTTTTTGTTGCCTAAACCACCGAGCCTAAATAAATTTTACGCAGGTAAACACTTTGCTGTTAGGATTAAATACAAAAAAGATTACAATGAGCATATTGAAAAACAACTTGAAGCGTTTGATAAATTTCATGCTGAAACTTTTCAGATTGACGTCGTTCATAATACTCGGTACGACTGCGATAATGTTATACTTGTTATTAAGTTTCTCGCGGACTATCTCAAGGATAACGGGTATGTCAACGATGATTCAAAGAAGTATTTTAAAGGGCTTAACATCCGTGTTAAAAACGATGACGAGTCTATTGAAAAGGACGAGGTTTCTGTAACGCTTAAACTACACAACTACACAGAGTTATGAAACGATACGATAATTGTAAATTAACAAGATCACATATAGATGAAATACTAAAGGATATGGCATCTATATTTACAAATTTGGGAACAGATTCTACCTTGGCTGAAATACAGGAGGCCTATCAAAAGGAGAATGCGTTAATTGACCAGATCGCTGAATTAGATCCGGACAAAGCAAAATCTATAAGGCCTTAT